GATGACATACTGGCCAACCTTGATGGCGTCGATTTCGTATTCCATTTCCGGGTCGATGCCGCCAGCGTCCATGCCCCACTCAATCAGCATGGAACCGGGGACGCTCCCCCAGAACTGAATGGCTTCCATGTTGCGGAAGTTGGTGTTGTCGCTGGTGCCGAACTCGTAGATACGGCGCTCGCTGTCCGGGGCAAGGTTCTCGCGGATACCGCCACTGCGGTACTGGGACAGGGCGAGTCTGATGTTCTCCTCGGAGTAGCCGGGAACTGACATGAACGCGATAAGGTCTTGCGGGTACAGGTTCAAGCGCTCGATGAGGTAGCCGTCATCTGGGTGCGAAGACCCCGGCTCCGGGTACAGGTCGAACGGCGACGTGCGCTCGAACTCCGGCACCAGCTCATCGGCCACGATTGGCACCCACTTGCCCTTGACGTTGCCCCACTTCTTCCTTTTCTTGAGTCGAAGCACTGGCCCCTTGAGGACACCGGCCTTGAGGGTCACGACATCAGAGATGACCGCGCGCAGAGCATCATGCCAGCCGCCCTCTTCGAGCTGGTCAGCAATCTTATCGGCCATGCGCTCGGCGCGAATCTTGGCTTCTTCTTGCAGTTCCTTCATCAGCGCGTCACCGCGCGAGCGCGCAAACTCTCGGATTTCCTCGATAAGTTCTGCATTGGGAACCTGCATGGAAAGCTGGGTGGCCGCGTCCAGAATCTCTTGGTAGGTGGCCGTGGCCTCTGCTTTTATCTGCTCGATGACATAGGGGGGTAAGTCTGGGAGAGTGGTAGGCTCGATGGCGAAAATGCGCTCAAATACCGGCCTCAAGATGTCTTCAATCCACGCCTCTGCGGCGCGACACTTGGTTGATGTCAGCAGCATGTAGGCTTCGGAGCCACCCATCTGCTGGATTGCGGCCAGCTTGTGGGGTTCATACACACCATTGCGCTGGCGCAGGCTGGCGAGCATGATGTTCTCGATGTTCACCTTGGCGTCCTTGGCTTTACTCCAGCACGTCTCAAGGTAGGCCGAAAGACTGTTTATGACAGGGGCTTGCGGGTTCTGGGCCGCATTTGCCTCTTCCTGTTCACGCGCAATAGCCTCGTTGGTACGGACTTTCATCAAGCCTATTGCCGATACTCCCGGTTGTTCGTCCATTTTCGACCTCGCTTGGTAGTTTCCGGCCCAGAATACCGACCAGAAACCGCCATATTCAACCCGTCGCCGGTTTCACACCGCCTGCCCAGTAATACACCGTCAGACATTCCGGGCATTGGCCTACGTCCAGCGTGAATCCGTGGTACTCTGCACTCATTACCCGGTATCTGGAGCCAGTTGCGCAGTTGCATGCCGCTGTTTCGCACCAATCTTTACCCAACACGTCATACTCAACCCATAATTCCGGGTCTGGAATAATGTCAGCCAGTACGCGCGCTAATGCCTTCTCTTTCAACCCGTCTGCCATGTCGATTCCCTCCCATTACGTCCACCCCGCCGATGGAACCTTTGAGCGTGTGCCGTTCTTTCCGCCTAAATCGTCCTTATTTCGCTTGTTTACGCTTGGTAGTGGGATAACACTACGAACATACTTGGCGATTGCAGCGGCCATTACCATGTCATCGAAGCGGCCCGTATCCGCCTCGTATTTCCCGTTGTCTTGAATCTTGAAGGATAGCATTTCGTCCAGCAGCTCCGCGCTTTTGATGGCGTGCGTCCCTTCTCGCACCTCTTTGATAAGGTTGTCGATGAGCAGTGGGCGCGTGGCCGAGCTGGTGAGCCAGCCGTAGCGCTTCCTTGGGCGTCCGGGCGGGTCTGGAACCTCTTCGCAGTGCAGATTACGGTACTTGTGGCCGTCATAAATGCGGCTCACCACCATCAATCCGTGGTTATTGCGCTCCGGGGCAAGGTATGCCTCGTTGTAGCGCCGCCCAATGGCCACCAGAAAGTCCCCAAACTCGTCCGGGTCGCAGTGGCCATGCCACATTGCCACCTGTTCTCCGGTCAAATGGTCGATGACGAAGGCCACCGAGAAGTCTCCAGTAGACAAACCCTCTGAAACGTCGGCACCGACAATATATTGACGCCCCTTTTGTGGCTCTTTCCATACCCGGAAGCGCCCGGTATCGCTGGTAATGAAGTTACCACCCATGATTTCGTAGCGCGCGAGCGGTTTTGGCGCGGCGTCGCGCAGCTTGGCGACCTTATGGTTGTCAAAAACCGGCCTGCCGGTGCCTAAGAACGCCTCTTCCGGGGTAGTAGGATGCTCCTGTTTGAAGATGTCCACGCTGCCACGGCACTCGTTGGCGATGGTGTAGCGCCTCCAGTAGAGCTGGTAGTCGTCCAGCCCGTACTTGCGCGCCATTTCTTCCTCACTCTTCTTCCGAACGAACCCTTCTGGCGGCTTCATCCGGTTGTCCTCGAAGCAGAACCACGGAATGAAGATGCTGGTGTAGTCGTTGAGCGGGTCAGCGGTGGGGTTGACGGACTCCTCGATGACCGGGTTACCGTCCTTATTCAGTCGCTTGATGAAGAAACGGTATTTGGCTCCCCAGAATCGGTCATAGAACTGGCCACCGATTCCACGCGCGGTACTCTCGAAGATGATGGCCGTGTTCTGGAGCTTGGGGATGCACTGGAGAACGGCGGTGAGCAGGGTGTCTGTGTTCTTGTTGTCTGCTTTTGCCAACTCAGAGAAGTGCAGGTAGTGAATGAGCTGGCCAGAGCCAACATCATCCTTCCCGGCGGTGGCGATACGGAACGCGCTATTGAGTCCAGTACCTTCTTTGTTGTTGAACTCCAAGAGTCGCGCGTTATTTGCCCTAGTTTCGGGTCGAAACTCTTTAGGAGAGAAGTCGTAGTATCGCTTGACCATGCGAAACAGGAAGTCGCTGGCCTGTGGTTCGTGGGTAATCTGCATGGCATATCGGTTGGCTCTCAATGCGGTCTTCTGGTAGAAGAGGCCACTGATAAAGGTAGAGACGCCCATCCGGCGTCCCTTCAAGACAACGACACGCAGCAGGCGCTTCTCGCGTATCTTGTCGAATATATAGAGTAAAATCTTCTGGGGGTTGTTCAGCTTGAAGTTTGCCAGCTCGCCGCTGGTGGTCTGGAGCAATCTCTTCATCGGTCATTTCCGGCGTAACGCCGATGTCTTGCAGGCTCATAGCGCGCAGATTGCCATGCACTGGCGGTTCATAATTTCTTCCTTAAAGTCTTCAACCGTAGCCCGGATGACTGCGCAAGCATCTTCCGAGTCTTGGAAAGGCTCTATGTCGGTCACAGAGCAGACGACAAACTTCCCCGGCATCCATTCAACCAAGGCGTGCAAATCAAACCCGAAGCGGTCTACCGGGACGTATACCCTTGATTGACTGCACGGAATCCCGGCGCGTGCCATATATGAGTTGAGGTATTTCAATAGCTTGCGCTGTACGGTGTCATCCATGTACTTGTGTGCCATTGCCATTACCACTCGTCTCCGTCGTTGTCGGTCTGAATCTTCATAATGATTTGTTCCAGCGACCGGGTTTCAACCTGCACCTGCTTCGGCGCGCGCGCTCCGGGCAGGATGTCAAGGACAGTATCGACTGCTCTCTGCTGCGCGCTGTGGTCGGAGACAAAGATGACTCCATCCTTGGTTACTACCGGCTTCTCTGCATCGAGCAGGGAATTGAGCTTGCTGGCCACCCTGTCCGGGGTGATGCCCTGCTTACCCATTGACTCAATCATCATGGCGTTGTAGCGCTTCACGGCAGTCTCGCCATGGAGAATGGTCTTGTCCCTGCTCTTGTACTTGATACCAGCGGCCACCGTAGCGTTGTAGACGGTCATGCCGTTCTGGACGTTCAAGGCAATCTCGGTGTCTTTCGGGTTCACCACTGTCGTCATGGCCTTCCTTGGCTCCTCGACTCCACGCAGGGAGCGGCTGCTGATAAGCAGCTTGTTCTCTTCCCGAAGCCGCGCCTCAACCTTGGCCTGCCGCTTCTGCGCCGCTTTACTTAGAGGCTTTTTCATCCAGCATGGCCACCGCGATAGCCGCGTAGTTCATCATGTCCATGAGTGTGTCGCGCAGCGACTCGTCGGCCACGGCGTAGGTCTGGCTCTTCTGGAAATAGTTCTTGGCGCGCTTGTACTTATCCCCCAGCCGTACCACTATCCCTTGAACTCCAAAGTCTCTGAAGTTGTCGAATGGGTCTTGGCCATGGGAGTAGTCACTGTTCTTCTGGAGTGCAATCTGCATCCCCTCTTGGAAGACCTTGCCCAGCAAAGGAGCTATCCCATCGGAAACCACAACGCCATTGACGGTGATTCTGGGTACAGGCCCGTCTTCCCAGCCGCCCTCTGACAGTAGCTTCTCGATAGACTCACGGATGTCGCGGGTGATTTCCTCTTCCTCTTCCTGCATGCGCTCAATCGGCCCCTTGAGCTTCTGGAGTAGCGGGTGAACCGGCTCCGGGGCGTCGCATTCCTTGAACCAATGGCCTGTCGTTTCGTAGTGGCAAGTCGGGCATACGTCCCCGAAGTAGTGTTCATTGTGCGTGTCACAGCGTCCCATACTCATCTCCGTTCAGTTAAAAATATTGCGCGCGCCGCCAAGGAGGGGTAGCACCCGGATAAAGGGAGCCGGGGGGCAAGCTGGGACATGACTACCAACAAGCCGCACGCGCGCAATTCCACCACGCCTTACAGGGTCTTCTCTTTCGACCCGTTCCGTTCTCTGTCGTAGCACTCCAGCCTCTTGTTCGCATGGGCCAGCATGCCGCTAATCTCTTTGCAGTTGTGCTTGTACGCCTCAAGAGCGGCCTTGGTTGTCTTGTGTGCCGCCTTCTCGTAGGCCAGCGTATCCAGCACGCCGTCATGCACAGCCCGGTCAACCATGTTCCGCTGGGAAAGCGCCAGCCCCACCCAGAAAGACGCCACCATGCCCCCGATACTAAGGAAGGCCATCGCTATAACCGCTCCTGTCACTTCACCAAACATTCCGTTATCTCCAGTTCGGCGCGCGGGGCCAGCTTGTCCACACCGCCATATTGGTAGGTCACCTTGCTGATGACCTTGTGGTTGTCGTCCTTTATGAACCCCAGCTCGGCCAATGCATCGCAGGTAAACTTGTCCACGATACTCAACACGTTTGCTATGTCAGTCGGTCTGTTCTGGGCTTGGTGCAGCGTGTAGCGGAAGTGATACGGTGGCTGAATGGTAAACGCCTCACGCGCCCTACCCAGTGTCCCGAACCGGGTAGTCAAGGCCCAAGCCAAGTCCTGCTTGAACTTCTCCTTCGCCTTGTTGTTCGTGATATGGTGCAGGTTCCGGTACACATTCATGTTCAAGCGCACCACCAGCGGCTCTTTCGTCTTCCGCTCCAGCGACACGGCCAGAGGTACGGTCAGCTTCATCCTTCGCACTCCTCTTCCGGCTCGTAGCGCTTCGGCTCGTAGCAGGCATGACCATCGCCATCGCTACAGAAAAACGCTCCGCACTTCTCGCACTTATCAATCAGCTCTGCTGCCATTATGCCGCTCTCCTCCCTTTCAAGCGCACCGGCTTGAACTTCCCAATCGGTATCATCGCCACCGGCTCAATGTCTTGGCTGTCGTTCCGGTCTGTCCTTCCGCCAATCTCAAGCGTGAAGTCCCCAATCTCCAGTTTGGCAAGGTCACACAGGTACAAGGCACCATTGGCGTCACTCACCAGAAACAGGAATGGCAGGTTAAACGCCTTGGCCAGCTCTCTGCCCTTGATGAACTTTCTGAACGACATCATCGCTGACGGGTACTGGCCCCATACGAACGTCCTTCTCTTTACTTCCAGAAACGCCCGTATGGTCTTCCCTTCCCTGTACACGGCAAAGTCCACCCGGTACTCAAGCCCCAGCTTGCGCGCGGTAGCGCCAAAGGCTCCACAGAAATGGTCGGCAATCTCTTTCTCAATCGCCAGCATCTCCGCTGTTTCCGGGTGACGAAGGGCCATTACTCCTTCACCTTCCCGCACACTTCGCACTCGACGTAGCTGGTCATGGTCTTCATGTCGTCCACTCTCCGCCAGTGCATCCGACAAAGATGGTCTTTGCGGTGAACCACGTTGCGCGCGCCGCACTTCTCACAGCGCTCCGGCATCTGTCGGGAGATGTCTTGCGTATTAATCATGGCTTGGCCACCTCTACCGCCGTAATCCCAATGCCGCTATGGACGTCCAGCTCGATGGCAATCTCCACTGCCTTCACGGCATCGGCTCCCATAGCCATTGCCCCAAGTGCAAAGTCTGCCCCGCTACCCATGGCCCAGTTCCCGCGCTCCAAAGGTGTGGCAATAAGGTCAGCCTCGTACAGCACTGCGCTCACCGACTTATCCGCGCTCTGGTTCACCATAATCGCGCTGAACTCGTCCGTCAGAGCAGGCTTCAAGTTAGGGTTCATTCCCCTTATCACCCACTCCTTGAACTTGTTCGCGTTCTGCACCGAGCCGGTCATGGCAAAGTGGTACTCCCCGCCCCTCATGTGCATCGTGAAGGTCTTCTCGAAGGCAATCGGTGTTCCACCCATCGTCCTCTGCCGGTCAGCCGCCAAGGTTTTGCCGTCCCATGCAACGGTACTCATTGCTGGTTCCCTTCCCACAGCGGGTACAGCGCGCGCACAATCCCGGCGAACAGCCTGTCCTTCGCCTTCTGCATCGGCGGCAACGCCTCGAAAGGAACCAAGCAGGGGTGCGTCTTCTTCTCCGGGTCTTTCGCTTCCCCGTACACCCAGCCGTCATTCATCTTCGTCATGCACCAGTTGTCATGGCAGGCAGAATCATGGGCAAAAGGGTTGGCCAAGCAGAACAGCACGCCGTCCACGGCGCTATCCCTCTGCCAATCCGGGGCATCCGTCCAAGCAGGCTGAGAAAAGTCATGGTGTTCAGCACAGAACTGCCGATTCGCTTCATGGCAAACAGCCGCAATATCAATCGCTTTCATCTTAAATCCCCCTCACCATGTATCTTCCCTCTCTCCGCCCTATCCTTCAGCTTCAACAGGTTCGTATAGGCAACATGCCCAAGGTCTAGTCCAAGGTTCGTACACAACTCACTCACATACCAAAGCACGTCCCCCAGCTCCTTGGTCATCAACTCCAGAAAAGCATCATCAATCACCCCACCCTTATCCCGGTAGAGCTTCTTCATCTTCTCCGCCACTTCCCCGGCTTCTCCGCACAAGCCCATCGTCGGATACGTCAGCTCCATCCCCGCCGGTATCTTCGACGTTACATGCGCCCCACTCTGGTACTCTCTGAAATTCATGTCTCCGCTCCTTCGGTTATTGAGGGGTTACTCTCCACCCCTCCAAAGTCACCGCCGTATCTCCCATGCCCTATGCGGTTATCAGACTGCCTACTTGCGGCGATTTCCCTCTGGGTTCCGGTAGCCAGTTCCCTGTATCACTGGCAGGTATTAACGCGGCAGGTAAGCGCAGGCTCTTTTTTAACTCGTCGGACTCCGCTTGGGAGTCGGCCCCTCTCAGACCGCAAAGAGCTACCGCATTTCAAAACAGACTCAACTGGCTACAATCCAGCCCCTTATGCTTCCTTCTCATTTCCTTCTGCTCCGAAGGGGTCAGTCTCAAGTACGCTTCCACTTCCTGTATCAGCCCCTCTGGCATCCTCGTCTTCCCGTACTTGACGTAGTGCTTGAACTCCCTACACTCCAGACCCGTCCTATCGCAAAAAAAAACCGTCATGGCGTCGCAATACGCGCATGGCGGCTCTTCATTCACTACTCTATGGGTACTACTCGTCTCTGTATCGTCGTCAATCTCATAAGCTATCGGCCCTCTCCGAATCACCTGTAGATAATCGCGCATCGTTCTCGCTACTTGCCTCAAGTCCACCTTCTCCTTAGACAAATAGCTCCTCGCCCTCGGTAGAACCTCGGACATGCTAGGTACTGCCGCTAATGACTCCACCTCTGGGAAGGACATGACCTCATCTTATACAGCGTTTCATCTATGTTGCAAGTGGTTTTCAACCTTGTTGAGCATTTTCCTTCAAGGTAAGTATGTATGTATCTGAGTATGAATGGAGAAAAGGTCGTGATTTCTAATCCTTGGAAAATGGCGGAGATTTATTTGGGGGGATG